TTCGTAGGCCACAGTCATGGTATTTTGCATGATGCCATTGCTGGCACTGTAGTCATACTGATCATGTGCCCAGTTGGTGATGATGGGATTGATCATCACATATTCAGCATACTTGTGATTGGTGTCAAAGCCGTAAATGCGGATGTCACGAAAGAACGCAGGCTTGCCGCCTGACGAAGTTGTGGTGTTAGTGCCGTCGTTGACCGTTTCGCCTACGTAGCCCCAATCGTTGACTTGTCGATTGTCTGAATAGATATCTCGTTCCCAGCCGCCAAATCCATTTTGTTTGTTTTGACTTGCGCCCAAGCTGCCGTTGCTGTTGGCGTCATTGCCGTACTTCTGACTGGCATCTTTGTAGTAGTAGCTGTAGTAGTTGTACCACATGTTGCGAACAGTATCGCTACCATCGTCATGAAAAGTCAAACTAATTGGATCATAGTTGATCTTGGTCTGAACCAGTCGTTTGCGATTGTACTGATTCATGTACTCATGATTCACAGTGAACTTGGGAAGGTCAGCAGTTTTGACCACGTAGCTTAGATTATTCAGTGCATCAATGTCCATGGCACCTTTGAGTGCAGGAATTTGCTGATAGTTCACTGTAAAGCTCACGTGAAAAAGGAACTTGAACCGAGGTTTAAGTTCGTATGCATTTGTGCGAAAGACCTTGCTTGCGTGAGTGTAATCACGCAAGCTGTCGGTGCCAAAAAAACCCTTAGCGAAGTCTTGGCCGAAACTGCCCATGGAGTTTTACGCTCCGGCGCCAGTTACCACATCGCCAAGAGTTCTACCAATCAGTGTACCAACGCCTTCGCCTTCGCCTTGATTGGCGTTGTCATAAGTGATAGTCATGTTAATTGTTACTGGAGCACTTTCACCATAGTTAAGAGCACCGTAATCTGCATTTTTAATGTAGCAACCATACAGATTCCAAGTTTCAAGAACCACCGGAGTACTGGCGCCGTTGCCGCCGTCGAGTATTTCTACCACGGTAGTAAACTTGTAGTCAATACCAGACGCTGCACTAGCCATCTCTAAAAAGTCCATTTGCTTCTGCAACTGTTCGCCAATCAACTTGCTCACAGAACCGCCTGCGTCGTCTCGTACTTCGCACGTGACGTCGGGCCACGAATGTTTGCCGGCCAATTTTAATGTTGAGTTGTAGATTGGCAATGAAATTTCTTCAAATGTTGGATTTGGACGCGAAAAACTCATAACCTGCTTGGTCAATTCGGTGGTGGGTTTTGACACACCAAAGTTTTCAAACATCACTCTAAAGCGATATTTGAGTTTGGGCATCAACAGGCCCTGGGTTGAAGAGCTTTGATCGCTCGCCAAAGGTACTGTCATGCGCTGTAATGATGAAACTGCCATTTGTTATCTCCTATGTGTTTATTTACCTGAATCAGGTGGGTGAAAAATCACCCACCTTTTCCTTGATTAACCAGCAGCAATCTCGCCAGTGTTCTTGATACGCAATGGGATGTAGATAAATTCTACAGCCTTCACTGGTTCAATTGCAATGTCAACCCACAATTCGTTGCGGTCAATACGTGCTGGAGTGTTGTTGCTCAAGTCACAAACAACCAGGTAGTCATAAATTGCTCGTTTAGCAATTAGATCAATCATCAAGCTGTTGCACAAGTTGGTGATTTCGTTACGTGTGATTTCATCGTTGGGTTCAAACAAGAACAGTTTACCAATTTCTTCAAGTCGTCCACGCAGGAATGCAACCAGGCGAGCAACGTTGATACGATCCAGTGCTGTGGTTGTGGTAGTTGTGGTCTTGTTACCAAAGTTGGTGATACCAATGCCTGGGATGAACGTGATCGGATTGATGTTGCGTTCATACAAGATGTCGCGAACACTTTGACTCACACCAATCTGTTGGAACTCACCAGTGGCACTTTCAATATAACCAATTGCGCTGGCATTGTCCACAACACCTCGGCGTGTTCCAGCTGGCGCCAACCAAGGGTAGCTCACAGCATCACTGCGTAGAATTGTACGTACCATCATGTGGCTTGGCGGAGCAACAACTATGTTGCCACCCAAGTCTGTAGTTTGGCAGCTGGGGTAGAATGCGCCAGCATAGTTGCTGGTTGCACTGTTGCCATCTTCAGTTGGCAAACCTTCGCCGTTGTTGTTGGTTGCCCAAGTCACAAGTTCAGTGCCAGTTACGCCAAGTCGCATTGGAGTATCTGCTACCACAAACAGGGTGTTGTTGCGCTCATTGCTGAGTGCAATCATGTTTGGTGTCAACTCAGGGTACGCAGGTGATGCAATAATGTTGAACTGGTTTTGTTCTTCACGTGCGGCAGTACTAGTATCAATACCCGACTTCATTGCAGCTACAACCATCTTGCGTTGTGCTTGACGTCCAGAGTACATTGCTCCGTCTGCTTTGTTTCCACTGGCAGTTAGCCAGGTATTGGTCACAGCAGGCAAAGTGTCATCAGGGAATGTTGTGCTGTTAAAGTAATTGACCTGGAAACTCTTGACATTGTATCCCGAACGGCGTGTGTTAAACAACAACATACCTTGTGGATAAAGTGCAGGATCTGGTGCATCTAAGTCTAGATAATTGCTATCTAACAAACTAGCAATTGTCGGGATTGGATCAGCAATTGGATCTGTGGTACCGTTGGGTGCCCAACGAGCATCTGCAAATAGCACACCGTTTTCAGTCACCTGATCAGTGGTGTCAATTGCCACCCACTGATCAACACCACTAACTGGCTGCCAGCGATACATCACAGGATAATTTTCTAGATCACTGGAATCAATCCACAAATCACCGTACTCAAGCGGGCTAAGACTTGCGTCATTTTGTGTGGTTGGTTCAGATGCTGCAATAATTGGACCTGATGCATTGGTCAGTGACAGATCAAATCCGCGGACATCGTTGTTAACGTTCTGATATCCAAACCAGGAACCATTGTTTTGAATCATGATGTCCACATCACTTACTGTGCTGTAGAACCATAAACGGCCATCGGCCGGATCTTGATCAGGAGCTGTGTCACTGGCAGTGTATGTAAACAGATCAGTAGTGACCCAGTTACTTAATGTTAATCTCAAAGGATCAGTGGGATTGGGCCGACACAAAGGAGTAGAAGTTGTAAACCCAGCAGTAGTAACTGGGGTGCCAGTGTTATTAATCAAATTAATACGGCCACCAAGGCTGTGTGTAATCACTATATTACCAGCTGAGTTAACACTAGCTGACACAAAAGGTACATTAGCAGCACTAACTGCTGCAATAAAATCAGCTACAGTGCCTGTTCCTGCTATAGTTGCTATAGCTAGATTGTTATTACTAGCATTTGCATTAGTGGCTTCAATTGTAAATTGATTGCCAACAATAAATGCGTTGCCAACAGGTGATGTGGTGCCAGTAACTACTAATTGTCCAATGGTATATCTTTCAAGAATTTCAAAAGATCCTACAGACAAAGGTGCGTATAGATAATAACTAGAATCATACTGCACAAAAGTTGTACCTGCTGGAATATTTTTTCCGCCGCCGCTAGGGTCAAGAGCAGCTATAGCCGCACGATCAGACGAGTAAGCCGGGACTGCTTGAGATACAAAGGTGTCAAGGGCAGCGTTATATTTTTTAAGTGAAATGCTTAATCCATTGTTTGCAATGCTAACATTGTTCCACACACTGCCAGTTGGGCGAGGTGTAGTATCTGTAGTTCTCCAACGTGGACTCTGGTAGCTATAACCTGGAAAATATACTGGAGCAAGATAATTATTGGCAGTAATACCCAGAGCCAGCAGTAATGTTGAACCCGAATTGGGCCCAGCTTCGATATCTATAACACCTGCAGTTTCGCTGGAGTTATCATTGCCGGCGGTTTCGTCAGCATACATCACCAACTTACCAGAAACTGCTGCGGCTGTGACACCTGCGATTGTTGCGTTGTTGATAGCAGTAGCAAAACCTGCCACAGTAAGTGCAGTCCCGCCAGCACCAACTGTGACTAAACTACCATTGATATACATGTTGTAACCATTGGTTAAACTAGATGGTGCGTCAGTGCCACTAACTGTTGGCCAATTAGTCTGCCAAGCTTCAGAACCTAGCAATTGCCAAGAGTTATTGTCTATTTTGTAGTAGACAGGCAGCAAAGTACTTAATGTGACTACTGCATAGTCGCCAATGCTGCCAATGCTGGCCAAAGGAGTATAATCACCGCCTGCTGCATCCTCAACTTCGGCAGTGCTTGACACTGTGATAGGCACTTGATTGGTAAATGTTGCAGTGGTCTGATTCCATTCAAAAATTCCCCAGGTACTATTGGTAGTATCTAACCAGTATGTGCCATTGGCTGCAGAACCAACTGGACGAGACAGCGTAGCTGTAAGCTCAGTAAGGTCAATGTCCACACGTTGAACATATGCACGATTGGTAACGCCCAGGGCTGAGTAAGCAGCAAGCAAGCCGTATTCGTTGAGTTCATAGCCATTGATAGGAGTACCAGTGGTTGTGTTGTAGAAGAATGGCACACCAAATGTAGCTGCCAAATCACGTTGACTAGTGATCAAATAAGTTTTGTTAGCGTTTGCAGCAGTAGTGCCAGCGGCCACAGTGATACCATCACTGGATACTTTGTTCTGTGCAGTTGCCACTACAAAGTAGGGAACTGTGTTAACTGCTGAGGGGATGTATTGACTTTCGTCAATTACTGTTACTTCTACGCCGGGAGAGATTAGAGCCATCTTGTGGTTTCCTTTTCAAGTTGTAGATATTTATAGGTATATTCAAAAAAGGTGGTTCTACACTGCCCTTTGCCAAAGGTCCTGGGTAAATACTGTATGAAAAGACCATTATGTCAGGCTTGCCAGCAACGGTTGTGTGCTGTAAACTATCACAAAGATAATGTGCCTCATTATCGCAGTCGCTGCGAGACTTGCCAACGAAAGAACAAGGGACTAAAGCCAAGAGAACCCAGCTGGCAAACAGCTGGGTATCGAAAGAAGATGACTTGTGATCGTTGCGGGTTTAGAGCCCGATATTCAGCACAGATGTTGGTGTATCACGTTGACGGCAACCTCAACAATGTTGAGGCTAAAAATCTCAAGAGTGTGTGCCGAAACTGCGAAGTCGATTTGTCAAAGTCTGATTCTGTGTGGCGGCTCGGTGATCTGCAACCAGACGTGTGATTAGTTCAACAGTGTTTCGTTGCAGATCTGCCAGGGTGCCGTTGTTGTCAATCACATAGTCTGACATCCAAGGCTCCAGAGTCATGCTGGATTTGTCTTCCTGGGGCAAGTGATCACTGCGATCAACCCAGATAGCATAGTCAAATACACCAGTATTACGCATAGCATGAAATTCAGCTTTGTTTCGTAGTCCACAGTAGATTTTGTTTTCAGCAAAGATTTCCCGACCCAGTCTAGCATAATCGTCCTTGCAGTAGGCATGAATCATGTCATACCATTCTGATCTGTGATTGTGGCGATCCAAAAAACATTGCTCATAAGTGGTGTATCCGTACTTGTCTTTGAGCTCTGCATAGATGAACTTTTCAGCACAAAAGTCTGAACTGGACCGAAAAGAGTATTCGAATGTATCACGCAAGATATCACACACAGTATCTTTGCCGTGTCGAGCATTGCCAATAATCAGTAATTTAGGTAGTGTTTTCATTTGATAGTTTCCTCAAACCATGTTTTACAAGCGGGCCAGTCTCGGTAAACGTGTGCCAGGCCGCCCGCTGCCTGCCATTCTGCACAGTTGCTTGTACGATCATCAATCAAGATATCAGTGGGGTTTTTGCAGTGTCGCCACTTGTCAAAAGAGAATGGACCAATAGTAACTGGAATGTCCCGAAAGTGTTCTTGTGCCCAGAAAACTTTGTCGCTTACTGCAAACGGCATTGAATAATCATGCGGCAGGGCTGTTAAAAATCTCAATGTACCATCAGTTTGCTGCGTAAGATCACGGCAGTAATTGACCAATTCGACTGCACCTGATTTCAAGGGTAATGAACGATAAAAATGCGAATCAGCTTTGAGTCTATCCCAGTCAGCTGGTGGAATACGTTCATCTGTGAGATGATCCCATCGCATCTTTAAGAAATCCTGTGCGTGTGCTCGCCAATCGGCTACTACATCATCCATGTCAAGATAAATGTTCATTTGAGTTCTGTAATGTTTAGATGTTGAAGTGTTTGTTGCAGCATATCAATTTGCCGCTTGCAATCTTCTAGGGCGTGGTGACTAGTAGAAGGCTTTGGTAAGCCTGGCCACAAACTGTACACTGTACGGGCATCGCGCACCACATAAAATTGCCAAGGTAGCGGCTTACCAAAGCTCTTGTACGCATGCTCAATGATGTTCATGTCATAAGTGGGACCATTAGCCCATATTAGTTTGCTTTGCCAAATAAATTTAGCCAGCTCATCTAATGCTTGATCTAGTGGAATACGATCGTCTTCGCCAAACGCTTCTTCCCTGGCAGCATCAGGTTGG